TGGATGCAGGACGTAACCTACCATAGGTGCACTTGAAATATTCAACGTGTGAGTTGTACCCGCATACGAATAGGCAAGGTAAAAAGCCGGTATCTCCACCATCACCTGACCGTCGCTACCAGTCAAATTCGAGGCTGTTGCACAATCGGCTTTCTTGGTGCTGTCTGTTGGACACAGATAGTACTGCACAACGCCAGCGTCGGACAGAACGCATCTCCTCATTCTGTTGTGGATTGGAAGCAAACTGTCCGCCGGTTTTGTAGCGACAGCCACGCCCGCTAATGCTCCCGTTCTGGTGTATGCGTCAGTATTCTCGTTCCAGGTCAGCCCAGCCATCCAGGCCCCGCCAACCGGTCCACGAATCACCTGAGCATCAATATTCAAGGCAACGAGCAACGAAACAACGCACAATACTGATATGAAAAGCCGTCTCATCATTCTGTGCTCCCGTAACTAATCATCAATCCGCCGGAGCTGGATGCAATAGTTGAATTGTCGTTAGTACCATCAGCCCCATTCCTATTAATTTTTATAACGGCTTTAGACCCAGCCGTCAGAACGCTTTTCCATCCCGTCAGGGTGACATTCGAGACCGTATATTGTTTGTTGGCTACTGTACCACCTGCTGGGACAGATAAGTGTGCCGTAACTGAATTGCCATACGAGCCATCGTTATCATCTCCGTCAACCATGTTAGATAATGAAAACGTAAATGACTGACCCTTACCATGATCGTCTCCTCCAATTCGAACCTTAAAATACTTGAGCACCAGGTCAATCGATGCGTCAAGATCGGGAGGCACGATAAACTCATAGTATGACGCATTAGCGACTGTACCAACAGCCGAGAAGGAGCACCGACCGAACCTTCCTTTATCGGTGGGGTTTAAGTCTATTGTGGAATTTCCCTCATCACAATATGCTGGATGAGTCATGTTGAGGTACTTGACCTGTTTCAGCACATTGCCAGTTGCAGACGCATCAAAAGTCGAATTAATGAATGAGAGAATCGTTTGATCTGCGACATCCGTATAGGGTACTGGATGCCCGCCTTGCCCCTCCATCTCCCAGTTTGTTCCGTCATAGGTGAGCACTATGAAATGTGGAGCAACTTTTATGTCACCAGCAATCAACGGAATAGCACCGCGCTTGACAACAGACTTAGCTCCAAGACTATTAACGTTTAGGGTGAATGCTCCTGTGTTTGCGATGTCTGCCTGGAACATCACTGAGTCGCCAGCTACCGGGGTAAATGCGGGCGTGGTGTTGCATACTTCCGCCGTGCCGCTGTTACTGGTTGTAGGGCAGAGGCGAACGGTTGAAATGGCATGGCCCGTGAGGGTGGGAGCTGCACCGATTAATCGAAGCGCCCTGGTCTGATTGTCGTCAGCCCATACACCAGATACTACATATGGGACCCCGGTCCATCCCGAGGAATCCTGGCCGGTACCGCCAAGTCTGGAGGACTGAACAGTCTGGTTATCTCCCCCACCAGTTGAACCACCACATGAACCCCACAAAGAGGCCCCGTTAAGGCAGTGCGAAGAGTTGCCATCAGGAATCGGTAGTGACGTTCCCCAGGACGTTCCTGCCGTACTTATGGGGATTCCAGCGCCTGGATAGACCATGCTCCCAGATGGCGTACTGCACGTTCCATCATATTTGAGATATCCAGCAGAACAGGCAGTCCAGAGCCCCACAATGTCAGCGTAAGTGTTAAGCGTGCCGACCGTTCCTACGCCTAGCTTTCGCCTTCCACCCGTTGCATTGTTGTCCGCAATGGCTCCAATCGCCGCAGGAGTGACCTGCCAGCACCCCTCAGCAGCACCACTCGCATCAACCCCAAGAGGAGCATATCCAGCCGAGCAGTTTGAACCATTTGCCGCCAATGTAGTGGCCGTGTCAGCAGTTGTGGATGAGGTGGCCTTGGCTGCAATAGGAAGATATACCCCATTGTGCGCATGATCTCCTGTTGCAACATCTCCAGTTCCAGTCCCAGTATTCTTACCGGCTGCATTGCCAAGGCCAAGGTTTCTCCACATTGCTGTCACGTTGCCATCTGACAAGTTGTTTGCTATCAATAAAGCAATTGAAGGGATCTTGGCTTTTGAATAGGCGATTATGGCTCGTACAGTAGGCCACAGAGTGGCGCTCCCGGTGTCTGTTCGTATCATTTTAGTGCTGTTGTCATCTTTGTCGGCAAGGAAGATTGGATCGGTCTCACTATTACCTCCCAAAGAAGCATTGGCAATAGCAGTTCTAACGGCCTTTTCGGTCGGGACTTTATTATCTACGCCTGGATTGGCCACCGTGGTAGTTGTAGGCAAACCACCTCCTCCAGATCGCTGACCATAAGCCAGTCCCGAAGAAAGAATCAACATGAAAATAAGAATAGGTGCAAGGGTATTTTTCTTCATTTCTCACCCCACTGTCGTATTGAGGAAGCCACCCCCAATCATAGTAACAACGACCCCGTTCGTGATAGCATTGATGATCTTCCAGCATACATAACTGGAATTTCCGTTTGAAGCATCGCCTTGCGCCTCGGACCTCATCAGCTCATTCCCATTATTGTCCGTAACCACCAATTTCTGACCCGAAGCACTGGGATACCACTCGAGTCCGTGAATGTAGGTCTCGTAGGTAACTGCTGACTCTGCTGCTGTACTTTTTACGATTCTTTTTATGGTTGGCATTGTTTAGCTCCTCGTTTTAGTTCGCGTAAATGTTGACTAAAATATTGCTAATCCCGATTCCCTGTGAGTAAGGTTTCGTTCCGGTTCCAAGGCGCTTTATTCTGAGCATAGCTGGTCCGCCTGCAATGGTTCATCTTAGTTTCTTCTGATATATATCGTTATCGAGGATACCCCGATTCCAGAAGTATAGGGTTTGGTTCCGGTGTAGAGCCGCTTCACCATCAGCATTATCGGAGTGTCAGCCAAAGATCCATAAGTTGGAATTATATTGCCAGATTGTGAGGACCTCCATGTCATATTTTGATACCAATATCCAGTGAAGGTAGTATCAACATTTACGGCTGTTCCAAAAGGCCAAGGACCCTGACTGGCAAAAGTAGAAGCTGATACAGCAAACCTTGTGCTATTACCATCCGCAATCGATGCCTGAGAAACCACACCCTCAATCTTTACACTAAAATTTCCGTAGGTCGCCCCGAAGTCTGGAGGCAGCTTAAAACGGCAATAGGTGTAATTGTTGCTGGTAAACTCCCGATAATGACCCACTCCTGGCACATAGGTCAATGCTCCTGGGTTATTGTTCGTATAATTATCATCACAGTCCTTGATGTCAATATCTATGGTATATGGTACATCCTTGAAACCTCCAGTACGATACCACTTTAATCCATCCGTTATGAACGTGACACTCTCATATTGGGATAGATACACATGGGTTATCGACCTGGAAGTGCTATTATCGTCGAACACGTTGGCAGGAGAAGCCCCCCACGTCGAAACAATCACAGGATAGCCAGAGTCGCTGGTATTTTTTACAATGATCTGCCTCCCTGGCTGGTAAACAGGATGGTCTAGGTTGATGCTTATAGCGGATGTGTCGGCATTACAAAGTAGTTCATCGTCTGGGTATCTCGTTCCATCGGTACGAGTTTGAAGAACTGTATCATTATCAGAAAGATGCGTAGGGTTAGTGCTCTCATACGCGCCATAAATCGTTCTCGACCATTCCGTCGGAGAATCGCTCGCTCTTATGACCCTAAAGCGCCCATAAACACTCTTGTCATTGCTTACGAAATTATTGGCCGTTATGGTCTTGTTAACAGTATATGAATTGGCTGATACATTCTCATAAACGATAAATGACTCCGTATAGGATGGGGTGCTCTGTGATGCTCGATCTCTGAATATGTTGTAATTGTACTGGACCGAAGTAAATGGATTCATACCACCCGAGAATACCAGTCCTGTATAGTTAGGATCGGCATAGTCTATAACGAAATTGTGTCTAAATCTACCCCGATTTGACTCACCATACTGATCCTCATTGCAGTTAAAATTTTTGACGCGGCCAAGAGGACCGTCCATCCTCTTGTAGTGTACGCAGTAACTGGCATGTTTCATGGGCCCCGAGATAGACGGTGAATAAATGATTACTGATTCAGCATCTGCAAAATTCCCACCAGCAAAGAAGATACCCGTACCATTCTCATCAACGTCCTCGAAATTGAAGCCCCTTAGGGTTGGGTTGGACGAGGTGTCCCACGACAACCCTATACCCTCTGGGACATCTGTCGTCTCGGTCCCGAATTTAATCCCATTATGGACATGTGTCATTACCCCATTTACATTGGCGTCTCCGATGTTAACGGATCTTATTTGTGGATCACTTCCCAAGAACCATAAAGCATATCCTCCTATGTCATATCCATATTGATTGGTTCCATCCCACTCCGGGAATTGATCACCTCCAATAACTGCTCCATTGCGTCCTATGCTGTGTCCAGCAGAGCAGTTCCTGAAATGCTGCTGAAAAGCGCATGTCGAGTAAATTCCATCCCTAGACACATTTTCAACCACCATGTCATCAAATGTCCAGTCATATCCGCACATCCCTATATCATAATGTGAAGCGTAGAATCCATCTATGGTTCCCACGGTTTTTCCTGGACCTTGAAGCGTTAGTCCCTGAAGTCTCAGGCCAGCAAATCCTATGGTAACGTGAATTAGGTGGTCTGAGGGATTGGCAAATCTAATATAGGTTACCGAAGACCCACTACCAACAAACCCAGTCCCATTGACATTTGTAAAATGAAATCCCCCATTGGCAACCTTATATGTTCCCTGACCAAACTTGACGACCTTTGATGCCGCCATTGCCGAGATGATCGAAGGGCCGCAATCCGTAGAATTGTCAGGCACGCACCCATAGTATTCCGGCATGTCTGGGGTGTAAACTACTGAAGTTTGTATCCCGGCAGGAAACTCTTCCATCCGAGACCCAAAGGCAATGGTAGCAATGAAAAGCAGAACCACCAAAACACCAACAATATATCCAACCTTCATTTTCATGATAAGCTCCTAAAATAACGATCTAAAGCGTTCCCACCAGACTCCGCCCTTGCTAACCAAAGATAATATGTCACCAGCGTTGGGAGTTAAATCGACCGCCCCCCTCAGTTTGATGTAACTCAGATTGTGCTTTACCGTCAGATGGGCATCGTTAAAAAGCAGATCTATCACCGCGCCATCCACGTCTCCCGTAATGTCTGTTATGTCTCTGGCTGATCCACCGCTCGAGGTCAAATAGACAACTTCCTGGGACGTTCCAGAGCAAGCAAAAGTGGAAGAGATGATTGTCAGCGCTCTGTATATTATTCCTGCCCCTGGCAGAGCAGTCCAGGTTCCATCATCCTTGAGGTATTTCCCGGAAGGCGCTCCGGTCAATGGCACAGCACCCTTTTTAGTAGTAGAAATGGCCGGAAGTCTGTCACCATCCAGCGTGGCTGAGGTAATATCCGTTGCGGCATGAGCGTGAGAGCTTGCTGCGGCTCCGACGTCTCCGTAGGCCAGCGCTGTATTTGCGATCTTGTACTTCTGCCCGGTGGGGATGTTGACGCTTCCATTGTCATCTATGGTGGTAAGCGAGTTTTGCAATGTCTTCCCGCCAACTCCATCAAACCTACTTACGGCATTGTCGGTGCTTGAAGCGGGTCCTGTTGTATCGCCAGCCCCAGTGGGTGTATTGAATGTTCCGTCATCACGGAGGTACTTCCCGAGAGGCGTACCTGTGGCGGGCACAGCTCCAGCCTTGCCCGTTGACATAGCGGGTAGGCGATCTCCGTCCAGCGTTCCGCTAGTTACATCCGTTGCGGCATGGACGTGTGCAGTAGGGGTTCTGGCATTGCTAAGTCTCGAATCGTCACCAGCGCAGAGCGTCCCGGATGCTGTCCCTGTGTTCTTGGATGCAGCATCTCCGGGCAGAAATCCGTCTTTCAGGAACTTAGTGTTAAGGCCATTCCACAGTGGGACCCAGCTGTCGTGGTTAGTGGTGGGTCCCGATACATCTCCGCCGCCTGATGCTGCTATGGCCTCTCTTACTGCCTGCTCAGTCGGGATGGTTGTATCGGCACCAGGAGTACCAACGGTAGTCACTATGGTAAGACCATCCTTTAGGGTGTCACTGTCGTTGCCGTCCCACTGAGGCACTTTGTTGTTCGTGTTTGTCGCTGGACCAATGACATTCCCCCCGCCAGATCCTCCGCCAGAAGGAAGCCATTCAGAATCAATCTTGCCGTCTGTTTTGGCCTTTACAACTCTGTTTGCGCCAGGCGTTGCGCTTGCTATGGTCATAATGTCTCCTACAGGTCGCCATCAACGACAGCAAAGTTCTCTTCATCCACAACGATAGTGTTATTGTCAATGTCAATAATGTAATGGCCGGATTCTCCAATGGTCCAGTAATAAGCCGGTACTTGATCGAGTCTTTGAAGCATCCTGCCGAATATGTTGAAGCTCAGAAACTTGGCGTAAACAGTCCTTCCAATCCATTCAGTTGTGTATGGAATGATTGTCTGAGTCCCGTCGATACGAAGGAACTGAGAATACCTATTGTGTCGTGCTGGAGTTGTTCCATAAAGTCCTCTGCGGATATAGTCCTTTAGACGATAGTGATACTGGGATGCAAGTTCTGCCGTCGAGTAGCTGATTAGTTCACCGTCCACCCAGCACAGAGTAGTTTTCATGTCCGCAGCGTCTTCCGTTGCCCCAATTAGTGACCCTCTGCATTCAGAGAGATCCACAGAGCAGATGTGGCTTACGTCAGGATCAGAACCGGATGCAAAATTCTTGTCAAGGAGTCCTGTTCGTGAACCCCGCGCCGTATTAGCGAGTGCGTAGGTGTCTCCATCCAAAGATAACCATATCTGACATCCCCCCCAGTATTCTCCTCCGGATACTCCAATCCACACTTCAAGTCTATTGTCCACAAGAAGCGAAGGCGGCTCGATTATCACTGGCTCATTTATGTTACCCGGATCAAGGTCAGTTCCAACAATCTGACCCACTGCATGGTCCTGGGTCATTACGGATGACCAACCAATACTTGTACGAACTGGCGAGGCCTGAACTATGCCGGGTCCAGTTGTCTTGATATAAACGCCTGAATTGAATCCGCTAGGAACAGCATAGGCGAACGGTGATGCTCCCAAATTGATTTCAACAGAAGAATTGGCATCATAACCTGATACGGCTGGGAAACCCGTAAAACCGACATTATCCACTGCAAAAATGCCCGCTGGATTGGTTCCAGCCTCTGGATCTCCGATGACCCAAACGCCATTGACGCCGATCCAGAAATAACCATTAGTGACATTATATGCCATCATCAGGATGTCATTAATTCCCCACCGCTGTGAATAAGTTCCTCCTGATGTTCCTAAAGGATTATCAAATGTAAAGTAAACTTCTCCTGAATTGCCATTAAATGCCCAAGTATAGGGACAGTTGTACCCTCCATCGTATGCTAACTCTTGCCACTCAGTAGGCGTCTGTGATGAGGCAATGAATCCAACCAGAATGTTCCCAGTTGATTTTCGGGTGGCTTCCCAATACCACTTGCCGCTCTTCAATTCTATGGTCGATCTTGCAAAAAGATGTCCTCCAGTTCCAGCATATGTGACCTCCAGATTACCGTTTGAGAATGTAAGGTCATCTGCCAGCCAAGCGGGGTCTAGAGTGGCGAAAAGATAACTATCGCTGCTCTCACTAATATGTGACATTGCGGTAACTGGCGGGGAACTGACAGCAGACAAGAAGTCTTCAGCCTCAATGTTCAAGATCAAATCATCATCTTCTTCGATGCTCTTGATCCTAACCCAATGCTCATCCAAGCCAAGACTCGGGTCAGTAAGGGCTACAAGATCCATGGGATCGAGCCTGATATAGCCTGGTGCGAGTTTGAATTTATAGATGTTGCGAACTTGATTCCTCTGAAGCCTGAGATAAGCTGAGTTCCATGCGGCTTGTCCGTCTGCAAAGATATGGGCGCTGGTAGACCCTTCCGGCCTTGGTCCATAGGCTTCTATTGATGCAGTGTCATTCACGGTTATGGGCACTGCATTGTAGTTGTAGTTCCGTTCCAGATACTCCAAAGTGACGCTATTCCAGGCATCAGCCGGTCTTTTCCTTGTGACCACAATGGGAAGGTCAGCGTCATCGGTAGTCTGGAAGTCATTTATCGTTAGGTGCGCAGCAGGAACGGGAGCCGTATAAAAAGCCCCATTGCCAGACAAATTCTCATCTCCATAGGGCATGATGGTCATGGATGACCCATTGAACACTATTTCTGAATTGGTCAGATTGGCTATCTCTGCTATTATTTCACCGACAGCTTTCTGCTCGGAGTAAACAGGGGAAATCCAGAGCCACGCCGCAGTGACATATTGAGAATAAGTCGCTAAATCCATCTGGAAGTAAACGGGTTGAACGCCTATCGCCCCATGCACTGGATGAAATAGAATATCCTGAATCACGTCTGCTGGAGACATCTCGTATGTATTGGGATAGTTCGGAGTGTTGGTCACCTCGAAACTTAGAGACGGAAGAGTTTGAGAATTGCCAAGATCAAAATCATAACTGCCTACGCACAATGTGTTCATAAAAGGAATAGACAATTCTGGATGACGAGCGTCTAGCAAGCTCCACCTGAAACTGTTGAATGAAGCCCAATTATTTGAATTCCATCCCGGCGGGAAAGTGTCTTGGACTTTATCCTGGAACATCCTCAGCACATGAAGATATGGGGAATAGGCTGTCACATCGGCTAATGCAAACAAGATTGAAGCAGTATAAGTATAGTTTGCATTGGATGTTCCCGAACTTGCCCCACCGCCCTTGCCCCCGGTAGCTTGGCCTGAAGGTTGTTCAATGGCATTGAAATCACCCCACCAAATGAGATTGCCGGGAAGTCTATTCGTGCCGTAAATCAGGGGAATCACTGACCCATAGCATGACGTTTGCATATACAGTCCTGTGTACTTGGGAGCTGCTTCTGCATTGGTCGTCTGTGCTTTCCCACCGCCAAATAGACTACCCATTGCTCACCCAATCCTTGAACCGGAAAACACCACTAAATCGACTCTCAATATACCCTCCCGGAACAATATGACGTAGGTGGTTATTCTGGTCTATATTCTCTTCAACCACCATTCCAATCGGTCGAAAAGAGTGGATTATCATTGGCCATTCAGTGACTATAGCCCCATGAGCAATACACCGGCCAAAGCGAAACAAGATGACATCAGCCGGGAGTGGTTCTGACGCAATCGCAACGGAAAGAAATTCATCTCTTCCCCCGATCCAATCATGATCCACCCGGACTCCAAATCTAAGAATCCATTCCAGGTATTTTTCTTCATCTCGATGTAGATACCAATCCGGTGAGTAATTGCCGGTCTCAATGTGTTCTATCAATCCTGCTCTCTCATAGACTTCGAGCAAGAAGGTGGCGCAGTCTATCCCTCCATCTTTGCCTTTTACCCTCCCCATGTGGTGATAGGGCGTCTTGATCCAAGTTCTTGCTTCATTCACGACTGCCCTTCGCTTCTCCTGATGGTCGGTCATACTGCATACTCCGGGGCTGGCACAGACTCGAATCCACGAAAGTATTCCCCATTGCTTCCATTAAACTTATAAGTGCAATCCATTCGTGTTTTAGCGCATCCCGGCCACATAAAGACTTGCGTTCCGTGCACTGGAACCGAAGTCAAAGCCCTGTTTAGAAATGCAGCCCCACCCTGCCAGTATTTTATCGTGGCTGTCTGTCCATCAGATAACACAATCTGACCATTATCAAAGTAACCATCACCCGGATTCCATGACATGAGAACCTGGACAACCGTTAGTTTCCACGTATCAGGTCCAACGGTGCCAACCCATTTGTTACTATCCCTTGGAACTGGACATCCTCCCTGAAAGAGTGTTCTGCTGCATAGAGGACTGAAAATATTCTTGGGAACCATGAGATTGAGCAATTCCATTGCAGAATTTATTGTCACTCTAGCACCAAGTCCATCAGCCTCAACCTCAGCTATTCTGCCTACAAATGTCTGTATTCCACACCATTCTGGAGATGTATAATCATATGCAACGTACATCCCCTTGGATGCATCTCGCAACCAAGACACTGAGGCCAAAAATGTTCGGTACACATAAAAAACTGAATTGTCATAAGAACCCAAAACCATATCCTTTATAAAGGTTGGGATAAGGTTTGTCTCCTTATTTACGGAACAATTCAAAACGACTTGCGACACCTCCAGACCCGTTTTCAGGGATGTCTTGACCCTGTCAAACAGGATCTCATTGGTAAACCATATCGGACTAGCAAGATCGTTCCTGGTATACAAGATTGGTACGTCGAAAGACGTTATTCCTATATCTGATGCAGCCACACCATGATGATCAAACCTCTGGATTAGGATCATGTCCGTTATCATGGTCTGGTTGACTATGGCATCTGCACTTCCAAAGACTATTGGTTTCACGTCTTTCCTTATTTCAAACTTATCAGGTCAACCTTCTTTAGAATGCTAAACCGATACATGATTTCCTCAAAATCATATTGGTCATTCAAGAATCTTGTCTGCCAAAAGAAACTAAAATCAGCAGAAAGCACCGTGTTGGGAGCAGGCGGAGGCGAGAAATAAATAAGTCCTCCAGGGTATAATGTGTAGGTGGTAGTTGCTGCTCCATCAATATAAATAACTAAAGGTTCCAGTGCGTTCACAGTCAGGACGGGTTCAGTAAATCCACCCAAAGTTCTGACCGCCTGGAAACTCATTCTAACTCCATCTCCCATTCCGATGAATTGACCAGTAACTCGATTATCTGACAGATCTTGAAATAAAAATCCTCGTCGTGATCCAAAATGTTGATTAAAAAATCCAACCATGGCTTGATATTCAGGAGTAGTTTCATCCCACCTCAAGATATCGTAAGATAGCAGAAACTGCCATCTTGGATATGACCAGAATCCGGTGCTGGTCTCCTTTCCACTGAATGCCTCGAATATCTTATTCTTCCATATCGGGGTTCTCGTTACGCTCCAGGTAAGTCCAGGAAGAATAGGGAAAACGTCATAAAGTGCTGCGTAAGGGAAATAGTTGGGTACAAAGACTGGAACTGGCGGTATGAGTGATTGAACCCTGAAATTAAATACAGCCGAAGGTGCTGCTATAATCTCTGGAAGTTCTCCGCCAAGGTGACGAGCAGTAAATGAAAAAGTCGCTCTTGCCGTAGTATGTTGTACGTCATCGTCGGTTACTATATTGACAATTACTGTGGCTGAGATATCAGCATAGGCAACTGCTGCAAGCATATAAGGAGAAGTGAGGTTAGGCATTTAAACCTCACCCAAAGATAAGTAAACTTTTATAAAAAGCAAATCACCCACTCCCATTATCAATGCGTCATGTGCTTTTGCGGAAGCATAAAGTACGCCAAGCGTGTCATTCATCTTAGTGCTTGCAAGGGTTCCACCAACCAGCGCCCCACCGTATACCACAATATTGTCATTGAATGTGAAAATGGCAGGCGATGTGTCATTGCTTAGTTCATTTGCAGACAGTACCTGTTCATGATAAACAGGTCTGGTGGCTTCATCATATTCCGTTATCTCTGTATAACCAGGTGAGTAATATGTATCTGTAGACACGGGGTTGTAGTTATTACTGAAGGCTATAAGATACCAGGATGTTATCGGAGTGACCCCATGAAAAGTAGTATGGAGCAGGTATTGCAAGCCAAGATGAGGGATAACATTATGGTTTTCAGTATGACCTATGACCTGCCCATTCCGAACCTGATCAAAGGTCCATACGGAAAATAACTCACCAGATGGTCTCAATGATCGTCTAGGATCACTTTTCATATCACGCACCACTCAGTGAAAGGTAGATAACGATTTGAAGAACATTCCCAGGGCTGACTATGCGCGGGACAGCAAGTTTTATACTGGCGTACATCTTGCCACCGCCTGAGATATCTCTTTTTACCGCTGGTGAGGAACCGCCTCCCAACAGAGCTCCGCCATAGATAGTGAGATTTCCCGTCACGGTGAAGGAGGCAGGAACGTCGTCATTGCTTAACTCATTGTAACTCAGAACTTGCTCAACATATTCCGGCCTGGTTGCTTCAGCATAATTATTGAACTCAGTAAATCCCGGGACAGCATAGGTGTCCGCAGTGGACGGGGAGTAATTATTCTGATATGCCACAACATACCATGGGGTGATCTGTGTGACTCCGTGAAACGCTCCTTGAAGCATTTGGGTGAGCCCTTCAGCAGTGATTAGGTTGTGCTTTTCTTCTTGCCAAAGCATCTTCCCTTCATTAAGACATCGGAACTTCCACACAGAGTGCATCTGGGCTGAGGCCCCAAAGGATCTTCGTGGATCTTTAATGACCTTTTCCATTACTCATTTCTCCTTAGTTGGAAGTTCCGGTGCGCCTGTTTCATCATTTTGTTAAGATGGCTCCCCGAACGAGTAAGCTGCTGCTCGAAACTCTTTGCATCCGTAGCGTGGATATGGATATGCTGGTCTCCTCCTGAGTATTGGCTTGCAGCGGAAGGAGGGATAGTTCCGGAAGCAGATTGACCTGTCATGACTGAACTGAGGCTATAGTCTGAAACCTGACCCTTTAGCTTATCCATACCGCCCGGCATGGCCCATCCCCCGGAATCTCCACCAGACTTCGGAATGGCATCTGTAAGCGTCTTTAATCTTGCCGACCATACAGCGGGAAGCACGACTTCATTTTCATGGACCTT